ATAGTCGTGCCTGACCACGTGAAACCGTTATTTCGTATTTCCGTTTGCCATGTTATCGTCGTGCCAGCCGTGGTAATGGATAGCGTCGCCGACCGAGTGAGTGTCAGGGCGGCGGCGGGTCGCTCTTGGCGAGCAAGGTCTTGCGTCGCCGCTCTTAGGTCAGCACTAGTTTGATATAAGTCCGACATTGACACTCTCCGCTCCAGCTGCGCTTATGCTTAGCGCAATACTTTGCACCTTCTGTGTAATGTTGCCTGCGCTGTATGCATAGACGGTTACAAGGTCGCCTAAGAAGTACTCGCGACCGTAGCGTAGCGCGGCATTTTGCAATACTTCGGTTTGCAGGGTCACCTGACTGCGCACAGCGTTGCGCAGTTCAACGTCTCCCAGCTGGGTATACTCTGCAGTCGTCTTTTGATTGCGTGCGTCAATCCACGTCTCCCGCAGGTCAAGCCCAGTCGGTAGCGACGCCGGGCGCGTGACAATAGCCCGTGCCGATCCCTCGCCTTGCCCAGCCACCACCGCTGCTGTCGTGTCGGTGATACGGTTGGTGCGTAGTACGAGATTAGCAATAGTGCCGGTCTCTACGGATAGAATGACGCTCGCACTGCGGTCAGTGCCAAGCTGCCCCGTATACCATGTAAACGTCCATGTCGCCGGTGCGGTGTAGACAAGGGCAAAGTCGCCGCCGGCGGTGAGCTGCACTTCTTGGAGGACACTGAGGAGGTTTTGCCCACTGCATGAAATTGACGTTGCGGTACCCAGTCCGCCCGACGTTGCCACCGCTGCCCCCGTCAATACTCCGCTCAGCATGCGCCCGTTGGCCACCGTTGCCGATGCGCCGAGATTGAAGTTATACAATGTTTTCATCACGGTTTCGGCGACGACTGCGCTGAACTGGCTACGATTGGCGACGCCGCTCTTATACGCCACGATGCGGTCACTAAGGATTGCATTAGTGCCCACAGCCTGCGCCCTGATGACCGTCGTCTGTCCGTAGCTTTGCACGATGCCCCGAATCGTTCCGGCGAATTCCCGTGTCGAGGCAATGCCCGCGTCGATGTCTTGGCGATACACCTCGACGATAGCGCCGTAGACAATGTACGGCGCCGTCGTCGACACGGCATTGACGTCGAACTGAGCGACGTCTACGGCATTGACGGTCTTATTGACAGCAACGCTGAGGAAGTCGGTGCATATTGCCGACAGCGTACCACCTGCGGTATAGACATAGACGCTGTACTGTGGTGCCATGCTTATAACCTCGTGACAGTGATTTGACTACTCGTAACAGACCGACCAGTGATACTTGACCAACTTTGCAAAAAATATCCTCCTGGGACGCCCAGTGTTATCGTAAATGGTACTGTTGCCGTAGCGCGATATACGGAGCCTGTTGCGTATAATGATGCGCTTGCGACTGGGAATGATGCGGCTAAATTTTGAATCAATGCGCTTCGACTGCCTGTAGCGCTGCTATCGTAGATGATTTCAAAATCAAGTTGGTATACACCGCTTTGATAAATGGTAATTTGCCCTGTTGACGTGTTGACTGTCATTGATCCATCAGCAGATGACGTTCCGCTTGCAAAGTTTGTTATTGAATAGTACGTACTTGCAAGTGGCATAGATACGGTGCCCCCGCCAAGATATGCATACTGCTGTGTGCGTTGTTGCCGTCCGTTAGCATACGCATAATACGGCGTGATGGCGGTGATTGTCCCTGCGGACGTGGTTACGGTGCCGAGGGTCACGATGTTGGTCGCTGTGATTGACGTCGTGATTGTCGTGAGTTGCCCAGCGGTCACCAAGGCAATACGAGTAACGGCAGGTACAACCGTTGTGGTAGCGGCGCCATTCGCCGTTACGGTCTGATTGCCCGCTGCGGTGTTAGCGATGATAACAACGCTAAACGTACCGGAGCCAAGCGTTGAGGTTGAGATGGTGACGTTGCCATTAGACTCATAGAAATAACCACCAACGATTGCAGTGCCATCGGCAATGGTAAGTGTCGTGGTCGTTGTGCCGGACATAGCGAGGTATGAGCCAGTAAGCAGTACGCCAACACCCAACCCAGCCCGCTCAAAGGCGGTCATTCTGTCCGAAGCATATGTCGTAGCGCCGTCAGTTGCGGCGACGCCCGTCGCCCATCCCAAGGATCGTTCTGAGCTTGCCATGATGTCTCCTAAATCCCGACAAAGCGGGTGTTGTATACGATGCTGACCGCCGCTGGCGAAGCGGATGCTGATGCGGCGATGGAGATGGAGTTAGTACCCGTCACGATTGCCCAGGTCGCCAAGTTTGACGATGCGCCCACGGTGGCAATTTGATTGTTGCCAAGGTCATCGTAGACGGTCTTTTTTCCATAGCGCAGGTCATAGGTAAAGGTGCGCCCAGCGGCGATTGACCCCGATGTACTAATAACTTGCCCTGTAGTGTTGTTCGTAATCACTAAACCGGTAATTGGGCCTAGTGCCGTAATGACGGGATAGGTGAGCCATGTGCCGTCGTAGGCGAACGTTGTCGCAGCGTTTATGGTTGCGGTGCCGTAGGTACGCGGATAGATGACCGGGTACGCCGTTGCGGTACCTGCGATGCCCGAAGCGCCGGCGATGGCATGAGGTGTTGCATCGTACCACGTCGGGTCGTCCGCGCGAAGCTGAATCACTGCACGCAGTCCGTAGCCCGCCTTGGGGTCAACGTCAAAACTCATTCCACCCAGTACTTTGACGTCGATTGTGCGTGACCATGTCGACGTCGTGACGGTGATGCGTCCCGTTGTATTGGACGGCGAAAAGACGCTAAGCAGACGGCCACGGGCGGCGTAGTAATCATCGATTGACGTCGTGTTGACGAAGAGCGGTATCTGCATGATGCGGGGGTCTAAGCGAAAGTCTATGTCGCTGTCGCCGTGTTGCATCGGCCCGCGCTGCGTAATGCGGTGCATTGGTGCCATGCCGAAGCCTTGGTCGCCAAGGTAGTTAAAGGTGAGTGCTGAAGTGCTGTCGTAGCCATTGAGGTCAAAGGTTGCGCCGCCGATGGTGTAGGTAATTGCGTAACTCATGCCATACCTCCGGCGAGTAATTGCATCGCTCGCAAGTCGTTGCTAATGGATGACTCGGACTGCGCCGTTTGATACGATGCCGACAAGTAATAATTCTGTGTCGTCTGATTGACGGCGCCGACCGCTGAGCCGGTGGCGGCGCCGATTGCTGAGGTGATGTCAGGCACTCCACGGATAATACCCGCCGCCATACCTGCGCTCATCTGGTAGCCAATCTGATCGGCAAAGAGTTTCGACGGTGACGCAATACCGAGGAGCTTTTTCGCCGCTTCAATGGCGTTGTTAACAACACCGATGAGCGCATTAATAACGGCTTGCTGTGCATTGCTGATTCCCTTGGCGATGCCGTTGGCGATGGAGGTGCCGACCTTTGTCGCTTCCGTAGCGAGCGTCGAAATCATCCCAGCGACCTTGGCGATTGCCTCCGTTGCGAACGTGGCGACTGCGGTGTTGATGGTTGAGATAAACGTTAAAACCGCGGTTTTCACCGTCTCCCATGCGCCCAAAAAGTCGCCCTTGAGTATTAAGCTAATCGCAGACAATACGCCAATGACGAGGTCTTGCAATGGCTGCATAATGGTCATCCATATGCGAATCGCTGTTTGTACATATGGCCACACGACGGTAAAGACATCGTAGAAACTTTGGAACTGTACCTTCATACCGTTGATAGCAAGGGCGACAATGCCAACCAAGATGTCGGCGAGTAGCGTAAAAATAGCAGCGAGTCCGCTAAGCTGGGCTTGGGATTCCGGCGATGCCAGCTGGGCGACAATAGCGTCGTATAACTCAGCGATGATCGGCGCCGCAGTATCGTAGAGGTCACTGAGTGCCGACGTAATCGGCGCAATGAATCGGGCAAACGATGCAAGCCCTTTGTTGATTCCGTCGAGTCCGCCTTGCCAGTCACTGCCGTAGATGAAGTCATACAACGCATCATTGATAGCGCCAAGGTCTTGCATGACGCCGTCCCAATCGACGCTGTCAATGAATTCAATGAACACGTTGACCAAGTCTTGCACTGCGGGCACCAAAGTTTCCTGTGCAAAAGCACCGAAGCGCATAAGTACGGGTAAGAGTGATTCGCCGAGGCTTTGCTGCACATTCTTAAATTGCTCTGCTAAGACAATCTGCTGTCCGGCAAAGGTATCAACGGCAGCAGCAGCGCTTCCGCCGAACTCTTTGCCCAGCTCGTTCAAAATAATCTGCTGTGCGCCGGCGACGTCACCGGTTTCGACCATGGTTTTAATCATGGCTTTTTGGTCTTCGCTAAACGTCACGCCGACACGGCTCAGGGCACTGATTCCGGCGATGGGGTCATTGAGTGCCTTGCCGACTTGCACCGCCGAGCTTTGTAGGTCGGTGCCCATCGCTTGGCTAATGTCAAGTATTGCCTGTGTCGCCCCTTTGAATGACGTGCCCTTGATTTCGGTAAACGTCGCCAGCACGTTGGTTGCGCCGAGGATGGCATCGTCAGAGAATATCGACGCGCCTGCGGTGGCGCTCATCTCTTGCGCCATGTCGGCGAATTGTGCCGTCGTAAATCCCGCCGCCTGCCCCGTTGACTTGACGACGGCTTCGGTCTGGGCGATGACCGAGTTCCACGCCGATGCCTCTGCGATAGAGCCGGTGAGGAAGTCGCCGACCTTGCTGAGGGCAGACCCTGCTAAATTAATCGCCGCTTCGCCGATACGCATAAATGCGCCGGTGGCGATGGTTTGCAGGGCACTGAATCCGCCAGCGCTTGACTTCGCCTTGGCGCCCACACCGTCAACGGCGTTGTTCGCTTGGTCGGCGACTTTGCTGACTTGGTCGTCACCGATAAAACGAATGACAACGGTTTCTTCGGCCATGAGTTACTTCTTCCTTTTGCTCACTTCGGACTCTATGCCAATCATCGCGAGATGTTGTTGGATGATGTGCCACGGCGGAAGCTGGCTTGGTGGACAGTGGTAAATATCGCGACAACACACAAGCTCGATGTATTCCAGCGGTGCGGGGCTGTGTGTCCAAAGATGCGCCCGCACTGCCGTCATTAGTTTCCCGAGTCGGTG